TCTGGATCCAGTTCAGCAACGAGCCGTCAGCCCGGATAGATGCTGTCCAGGTTGCGAATGCCTCTGCAGCACCCTGGATGTTGCCGAACATCCCGCCGAAGGCCTGGGCGCTGACCACCGTAATATCCAGCAGAGCACTCAGGAACGGCTGAACAGCACCGCGCAGGTGGCTCAGCACGCCAACTGTCGTGGAGATGATCTCGTTGATACCGCTGACAGCTCGGCCAGTGTTAGCGAAGGCCAGGAATTGCCGAACAATGCCGTTCAGCTCGATCGCGACACGGCCGATGCCGTTCTGGAGAACGGGGAAATAGTTCTCTCCCAGCCGCTTAACGTCTCCAGCCAGATCTGCGAACAGGTGCTGCTGGATTACGCGCTGAACGCGTTGGAACTCCGGCACCATGTTTTTGATCTGGCGAGCCGTGTCAGCCGCCGAGGGAGCAAGCTTTTTCAGGGCTTCGTCGAACTTCTCGACGTCGTCCATGTTCTTGAGCGCGTCCTTGAAACCCTTCATGCCAAGGGTGGCAGTCAGAAGGGTGACGCCCACAACCGCGAGCGCGCCGGGCAAGATGCCCACTACGCCCGAGAGTTCCTTCAGGGCCGATACCAGGCCCAGCACTACCTTGGCGCCCGCGTCGATCGCGAGAGCTACAGCGGCCATCTTGGCGAGCGCCTTCGTGAGTGCGAAGGCTGCATTCACACCGCTTCTCACCACGGTGATCATGGCGCCGATGCCAAGGGCTAGCTTGGCAATGGTGTGGATCGGCTTGGCGAGATCGTTGAGCTTGTCGCCGATCTGACCGATGCTGGGGATGTGCTTTGCCAGGCCACCGATAGCGCCGGTTAGGAACGGGAAGGCTGCAGTCAGCCTCTGGACGATCTGCGTGGAAGCAGCGAAACGTCCGAGCGCTACGAACACTTGGTTCAATAGCTTTGTGCTACCCGCGAACAGCGTGATTGCTGCGGATAGCAGGATGATCTGCTTGATAATGTTCGGGAACCCCTGCACGCTCTTCGGGAGGCCCCCGAGCGTTAGGCCCAAGGCCCCAAAGATCGACATTCCACCCTTGAGCTGGAACAGCCTTCCAGTGAAGGTGCTGGTGGCCCGGCTCAAGCCGAGCAGAATGGCGGTGCCACCGGCCATGATGGCGAATGTGCGCGACATCCGCGCTCCGGTCTCGCCGAAGTCCTTGTGCACGCCGGTCAGCTGGGTGCGGAGACGGCCGAACGTCCCGTGGAGCTTTTGTGCCCACTGGTCGATCTTTGACATCTCAGACTGGGCCTGCTTGCCGCCCTTGTCTTCGTAGTCAATGACAACCTTGCCGTGTGCCTTGCCAAGGTCGTAATCGGCCATCTCGCCTTCCTATCGCCTCGCAGGGTCGCGGTACATACCCTTGCCGCCGAGCCAGGTTGCCAAAACCATCTGCTGCTTCGCCTTGGCACGCTTCTCGCTCTTCACTCCTTCAGCAGCAGCTTCAAGGTCTGCCTCCAGAGTGGTCCCGAACAACCAAACTGCCCTGTCGAAGTAGAAGGCTCGAACTGGATGCCTAATGCTCAGAAGCTCACTTGGAGACTTCCGCAGGCTCTTCGACATCCGGTAGTGCTGCCACATCCTCGCCGGGTCCTTCACGAAAGGATTCGAGGTCCTCCATTCCCTTGAAGGCCTCCTCGAAGATCGCCATCTTATCCGCGAACGGCAGCTTGTCCGCGTAGAGGGCGATCTCGATCCGCTCGTTCCGACCGAGCTTACGCTCGCCCTTCGAGGGGTCGTCGGGGTCCACCAGGACCCACGGGTTCTCGACGACCGGCTCCACCACACAGGCGGAAGCGATCTTGTCGAGCATCGTGCCGATGGCAGCCATCTTGGTGCGGTCCCGGAGCCAATCGGCGATCTCGCCTTGCTCCTTCTTCGCCTGCTGCGCCTTCGTCGGCTTCTTGGTCTTGCGGTCCTGCGGCCTCTTGCCCTGGACCCGCTGCACGTGCTCCTTCTCGACCAGCATCCCCAGGGTGTCCATCTGGTCGATGATGCCGAGGGCGGCCATGTCCTCCAGGCCGAGGTCCTTGATCCTGCACTTCTGCCCCGACGGCACAGTGAAATCCCGCTCGTCTTCGAGATTCCAGGAAGTGAGGTCGTAGGTGGACGGCATCTGGTGCTCCTTGTCCGATAGTTCGTTACGAGGTGGTGATGGTGACCGTGTTGGACATCGCCGAGTTGCTGTTCGGCGTCTTCTTCGCGATCATCTTGTACTGGTACTGCGTGGCGGTGACGAGGCCGGTGATGGTCGTGGTTGCGACCGCCGCAGGCTGACCACCACGAGCAGCGGACACAGCGGTCCACGGACCGGTGGACATCTTCTCGTACACCTGGTAGCTCGTGGCACCCGCGATGGCCACCCAGTTGAGAACCTGGGTCGTGGCTGTAGTGGTGCCCGCCGTCAAGACCGGCGCAGCGAGCAGCGTGGGGTTCGCAACCGGCGTGGTCGGGATGGCCGTTGCGGTCTCGTTCTGGATGAAATCGTACAGCAGGTCGAAGTCCGCGTCGAGCAGCGGCAGACCGAGGAACGAGGCCGAGGTGATGAAGAACTCACCGTCCGCGAACTCGCCTTCGATCGAGTCGTTGCAGCGGCACCGGTACAGGATGGCGTGGATGTCGCCGCCCGAGTCCGAGATCGCCTGTCCCTCCGCGCGGAAGTACTTGCGCGAATTCGTGGCGAACTTCCGGAGGATCACGCGCCGGTTGGGCGTGAGCCCCTCCTCGATGATCTGGCCACCGGTGAAGATCGCCCAGCAGGGCAGCGGCAAACCGCCCGCCTCGACGGAGCCGTCGACCTGGGCACCCTTGCCTCGGGTGGTCACGAGCTTGTCGTCACCGCGAAGCTCCTGGAACTCCTCGGTCTCAGACCAGCTGAACTTCTGCATGTTCGGAAGGTCGAGCGAGGTGTCACCCAGGACAGTGCCACCCGCGTCGGCGTACTCCGTGATCTTCACGTCCCGCATTCCGTACGGGAGCGCTGTTCCCAGCGACGTCATTGTGCGATCCTCCCTGGATCCTTGTAGAGCTTGGTGTCGACGTGCACTCCGTCAAGAGTGAAGTAGTGCAGGACGACCATCCCCTGCCCGTAGCCGCAGCGCGTCGAGCGACAGACGACCTCGATCAGATCGCCTTCTCGTCGAAGGTGCAGCTTGGTGGGGCAGCGGAAGTCCACGTCACTCCTGGTTGCGAGCCGGGACGGAGAACCCGCCGTCGCGCCGGAGGACCTCCAACGCTTCGTCGGTGAAGTGGTCGACACCGACACGCATGTTGGTGTCACGGGACCACTCGACGTCACCCTGGTCCGCCACGCCCGCAGCCTGCCAGTCGGCTTCGCTGATCCGGCGGTGCGTCGCCTGGCCCTTGTACTCGACGTACTTGGCGTCCGCGTCGAGATCCTCGGGCGGCGTCCGGGGCGCAACCGCAGTGAATGCGCTCGGGTCGGACGAAAGGTCCGTCTCGGCTGCATCCTTGTTGATTTCGATGCCCATCGTTCCTCCTGTTTCCCGCGCTTATCCTACCTCATGACGGCTTTCCCAGACAGACAGTTGAACGCCACGTATCGAGTCAGCGTATCGTAACCCGGATCGTGCTGCTCCCCGCCGAGGCCTGCGAAGTCTGTTTGCGTCAGCTTGCTGCCATCCGTACCCACCACATGCGTGGCATTCTTCATGATCTCCATGATCCGGTCAAGAATGGCATTGATCCCGTTGTATGTGGTGCCCTTGGAACGGGATCGGTGCACCCACACAGAGACCGTCGTCTTCAGCGCCACGCCAGGCGGTGCAGCTTCGGTCCTGATGATGATGAAGTATCCGTCTGGATTCTTCGGTGGCGTCCTGCTGCCGTCCAAGGCGAACATGGAGGCCACGTTGTCCTCGTTGAGATTCCAGGGAGCAGCGTTCAGCACAGGGTCGTGCGCGATCAACCCCCAGAATGCGTCGTTCACTGCAACCTCCCGAACAAACCTTCGAGCTGCTTCATCGTGTCCTCGCCGATCACCTTGATCGACTGCAGCAGGATGGCGAATCGCTCATCGTTGGCGACTTCCAGCCAAATACCATACGCGACTGCATGCGAGAACAGGATTTCGTGCCTGACGAATGGGAGGTGAAATGCTAGCGTGAACAGACCATTTCGAGCCGCGCTGGTGCGGTCCGTCCATGGCGCGTGCGTCTTCATGTAGGCCTCGCCGCGAGCAGCCTGGAATTGCACTACTGTGGCCACAGCCCTATCTACCTGAACAGGCAGCCGACGAAGGTTGGTGTTCAGTTCGCGCGAGTTCCACTCGAACCCCATCAGCCGCCCTCCGCTCGCCTTCCGTAAATAGACGCCGTGGCCCGACGCTCGTACTCGTTGTCCGGAATCAAACCGCCGACTTCGCACCGATTCCCGAGTGCATCCGTCCAATGGTCTCCTGCCTCGATGACCATGTCCCATTCACCGACGATGACGTAGTCGTAACGTCGCTCTACGCCATCGCCGGTGACCTGCACGCCTTCGGCTCCGCCAATGCCCCGGGCAGAGCCGGTGTAGATCAGCTTCACCCGCTGGGAGGGCCGAGGAGGCTGATCCGTCATCTCGTATCCCCCGCCCGGGACGCGAGTCTTAGCGCGCGGGATCAGGACGATGTCGAATGGATCGTCATCGATGAACCGCTTGGTCTGCTTTCGCAGCACCCGCAATGCGGCTGGGTTCTGTCCCATCACACCCTCTTCATGCGGTGCGAACGAATGCCACGGGTCGGGGTAGGGTTGCCGACCTCAGAGTCGGCCCGGCCCCGGTACAACGCTGCCAGATCCCTGGCGTTCTTGGTGACCGCCGAGAGGCCACGCGAGGAGCCACTCTCGCTGATGTCGATCAGCTCTGCGCTGGCGGTCCAACGGCCTTCCCAGAACTTTGCCGCGATGGAGTTGAGGGTCTCGCCGCTGTCCAGCAGATCTTCGATCTTGCTGCCGTCGTAGCCGTTCTCTTCGGCGTACTCAGCACCGCCGAGTGCCTGCTGCACTTCCTCGATCTCAGCGAGGTCGGCCATTTCCCCTCCTAGAGGAAAGGGCGGACCTGCAGCCTACACCGCAGATCCGCCCAGTCGCCGAGGATCACTCCTCGTTGTCGTCATCCTCTTCGTCACCGTCGAAGTCCACGACCTCGCGGACGCCGCCACGCTCCTTGATCGCGTCGAGCAGACGCGTCCGGACAGTGACCTTGTCGCCCTGCGCCGAGAGGCCCATCTCCTTGAGGAGGGCCTGCCATTCGCCGTAGCCGATCGAGTCGACGAAGACGACGTCGTCCGGGTCGTAGTCGGCCTGTGGAGCCTGCTCCTCGACCTTCTCCTCCTCGACGACAACGTCTTCCTCGGGCTCAGGCCACTCGTGGCCCTCGACCTGTCCGAGCGGTCCGAAGTGCCGGATGTTCTCGGCGATCTTGAACTGCTCCTCGCGCGCCTTGAGGTACTCGTAATCCTCACGCGTGAGCGGCTTCTCGTACGGGTTGATCATCCTTCCCATCGATCAGCCCTCCTAGGCGGCCATCAGGTCGCGGTCGTAGGACGCCGGGCGGTCGTACGTGCCCGAGGCCTTCACCTGGGTGATGACTGCTGCACCACGCTGCCGGACACCCGTACCGAACGCTCGCGCGTAGTAGGAGTCGATCAGCGGGTACGCCTGCTGGTTGCCGGGGATCAGGCGCAGGCCACGGAACGCCGGGTTCGCGTGCTCACGCAGGCCCACCGGGTTCTGCAGATCGCCGAGCCCGCCGGAGCCGAGCGTGAGGATGTAGTTCGCCGGGATGTAGTCCTCCTCGACGAGGAGGGCGTTGCCGTACGAACCGATGACCGGCAGACCGCGCCACTCCGTCGGCGGACGCTCACCGAGCAGCCCCTCCGCGTTCGGAACGAACAGGGTCGGCTGGTTCGGAGCCGGGATGAAGTCGTAGTTGCAGACGACACCGTTGATGGTGGCGCCCGCGCGGAACGTCTTCGCGACGGCCATCTGCGCCGAGTTCAGGATGTGCACGAACTGCGTGCCGTTCTCCTGGCTGAACCCGTGGTGCGCGATGTGGTTGACGGCCGATTCCAGGTCCTGCGAATCGAACGTCGCCGAGCCGGAGACCACGTAGTGCGAGTGGGTGCCGTCGAAGGTGGTGTCCTTCCACTTCGGCGGGATCGTGCCGTCCGCGTTGTAGAGCGCGAAGACGTTGTAGTTCTGGTTCCGGATGTCCGCCACGCGGTTGCGGTTGTCGAACAGCGCCGCCATGACGTGCCGGAAGATGAGGCGGTTGTCCGCCTCCAGGATCGCGCGGTGCGTGCCCTCGATCAGCCGGACGTCCGCGTCACGCAGGAACTTCCAGGTGTACCGCGTCGCGAGGTCGAAGTCCTCGAAGTCGTACGCCATCTGGAAGTAGGACTGCCGGATGCCGACGGCCTTCGGGACACCGAACTCGGTCGCTCGCTGGAACTCGACGCTCGTCGCGTCCGGGATCGTCTCGATCAACTGATTGACCGGGAAGGTCAGGATGTTGACGATGGTCTGCCGACGCTCGTTGTGGATCTCGAGGGTGGCCTGGAACTCCGCCCAGAGAGCGTTGGGGTCGACCCCATCGTTCATCGGGTAGAGAATGTCGCCCTCGACCGCGTAACCGCGCTCCGAGCCCATGAAGGCCTGGAACAGGTTCAGCTTGTTGAGGTCGACGAGGCTCTTGCCCGGCGCAGCCGAGCGGGCGAGCGGAGCCCTGAAGACCTCCAGCGGGAAGGAGGCGCTGTTCAGCGTGTTCGTGTTCATCTGCTTGTGTCTCCTTCCTGAATTACGGGGCCACCGGGACCTTGTTGTAGCGGACGATGAGCCGCTCCGCCTCGACGGTCGTGCCGAGATAGATCTGGCCCGTCGCTGCTGCTGCACCACCCGCCACGATGGCGCCGGTAGCCGAGACGATGTAGTAGTTGGTGGCCGCGACGCCCGCGACGCCCGCCGTGGTGGCCCACTCGACGGCCTCGCCCGAGGTCTGCACGTCCACCCAGTCACCGGCGCGCCACTTGATGCCGGTGTTCTGCGTGTTCTGGACCAGGATCAGCTGGCCCATGATGCCGGAAGTCCCGGCACCCTTGACGACCTTGCCACTGGCGTCGAGACCGACACCGTAAGGGACTCCCCCGACGGCGTCAGCACGCGGCCAGTCCGCTGCGAGCTGGGCACGGAACCCATTCGCAAACGGCTCGTACTTGTCATAACGTGGCACCGGAGGATCTCCTTCTTCAGCGTCCGTATCCCAGGCCGTACTTCTCGATCAGCGTCTTGCGCTGGGCCGACTTGGCCTGGCCCTTCTTGGACCCGGGTCCCGACCCTACGCTTGCTCCCGAGGGGCCGCGTGCGCCGCCGGTGCGTCGCGACTTCGGCTCCTCGTCTTCCTCGTCTTCCTTCGCCTTGAGAAGGTAGGGCTTCTTCTTGGCGAGGTCCTTCACAGCCTGTTCGAGCCCGTCCACCGTTCCGTCGTCGTCGATGGTGACCTCCCCGGTCTTGCGGAGGTACTCCAGCGCGTCGTCCGGATCGTGCCAGTTGTAACCGCTGAGCTTCAGGAAGGCGTTCTCGATCCGCAGGTTGTTCAGCGTCTCGTCGTGGCCCTTGGTCTTTGCCTGCAGCTCTTCGAGGTCGCGCCTGGCGATTTCGAGCTCCGACTTGTCCGCGTCCTCGATGGCCCGAAGCTTCCGCTCAGCTTCCTCCAGAGCCAGACGTCGCGTCTGATTCTCCTTGTTGAGGCGCCGAATCTTCTGGGCTTCGGTTTCCTTGGGCTTGGACTTCGACTTGGGCTTCGGCTTCTCGTCCTCTTCGGACTCCTCGCCTTCGTCCTCGTCTTCGCCGTCTTCCTCGTCCGGGTCTTCGTCCTCGGAGCCCTCCTGGCCCTCGGGGTCCGAGCCCATGATCGGGTAGATCGGCGTGCCGTCGTTGAGCACGATGAGCGGTGCAGTGGGGAGAATCAACCTCTGGCTGACAACCCCGCGCGTCTTGCGCATATGGGAACCTCCGGTTCCGGGTACTAGCTTACCCTACGCCGGGAATCATAGCTAACGTGACGTATCGGCGCTCGAAACCCAAATTACGAGCTGTAATTCGAGTCGATCCAGGACTTGAATCCCCCGGCCAGGAGCATCTTGTCGAACTCTTCTGGACCCATGGTCTCCGGAGTGACGTAACACAAATCCTGCGGATGTGGCTTTGGCGGCACCTGGTCCACAGGGAAAACACCCTGCCGCGCGTAAACATCGCAGATGTCAGGTTTCTTGTGGGATCGACTGAGATTCCAACGCATTCCGATCACCCAAGGCTTGCCCATCTGTGCCTCGATCGACTGGGCGTGGTACGCGTTGTTGATTTCAGTCCTGGCGAGCCGCCGGGCAGCGAATGTCGCGCCTCCGGGCGTCTCTGGCCGAATGAAATCCCTCGCGATTTTCGCGAGCTCGTCTACAGTGGCTCCGCGTGCCAGAGCAGAGTTAATTGCCCGTTCGATCCAGCCCTTGCTGAGCGCCTGGCTGTGATACACACGCTTGCTCAGTGGCTGACGAGTGTTGAACACCCGTTGGATCAGAGCCTCTACATTTCGGTCGGCTGATAGCAGCAGAGACTCTCGCATGGCCTGACGCTTTTTCGCGTCGCGATATACGCGCGCGAGCAGTACTTCGTCCCAGTCGAAACTAATGTCCAGCGCCTCGGATTGCGCCTGAACCCGGGCTGCTTTCACGAGCTGGCCAACATCGCGCCAGAGTGCAGCCAACACGCGAGTAATTGCGCCTTGTCCCCCGATGAGCTGCGCCTTACGCACGGCGGCACCGATGCCCTGTTTGTTCCCGAGGGCTTTGACAGCCTTCTCTGCGTCGGCGGCGGCTTCGCGCAGGATCCTATCAAGCTTGACATCCTGTGCCTGCTGCAAACGGATATACCGCAGCAACCATTCACTGGCCGGGGGTCGCTTAGGCGACTCGCCTGATTTCGCCATCCCCGAACTCCCATTCGATTACGTCACTGTCGGTGACGATCCAGTAACGCAGTCGAGCCGGAGCGTATTCGATGTCGGCCTCTGATGGGTCTTCCCGCCCGGAGGGGTGCGAGTGGTACATGCCCAGCACCGACTCGTAATTCATCGTAAAGAAATTGATGACCGCCTCGTCGCCCATCCTGAAATCGCGATCGTTCTCGGCGACGTTCTTGATGGGGCAGATGGACCAGTCGCCCAAGATGAACCCGCAGATCTCCCTCTTAGGAGAGCTGCGGGCCATCGCTGTCAACGCGTGCCGGACTTCTGGTGGCATCAACGCTTCTTCTTCTTTCCGTTGTTGCGGCTCAGCCGCTTGTCCTTGCCGGTGCCGCGAGAGGGCTTGCCCTTCGCCATTGTTCCACCCCCTCGGGTCTTACTGTCACCTTGACCTCCGCTGGCGCGGCTGCCGAGGCTGGCGGACCTTGCGGCCAGCAGCCTTCTTCTTGTTGCTGACGCGAATCTGGGGATTCACTCGGCGACGCTTACCAGCGCCTACAGTGACTCCACCGATGTCGGTCTTCTTGCCGCGCAGCACGTCGCCTGCCTTGTCGGGCAGTCTCTGCGCGATCCGCTCGATGACGTTGTCGACGCGCTTCTCGATGAAGTTCGGACCGCTGCCTGCCTTCTCGATCCGGCCAAGAACGCCCACGTGGACATTGATCTTGCCCGGAATGAGTGGAACAGTGCGACCGTACATGATCGTCGCCGAGCTCAGGCCTGCGCGAACAGTGACCCGGCCGGTGCCAGGAAGGGTGATCCCCTTCTTGGGCGCTGGGTCTCCGCCGATCTCCTTCAGGGCGCTACCAACAGCGCCACCCTTGCTACGCCAGCGGCCGTGCCTATCACGCGGCTGGCGAGGGTTGAACGCCATGGGCCACCTCTACAGGGTCGTGATCTTGTGGACGCCTCGGCGCTGCTTGGCGGCCTTCAGTGCGGTACGGCCGAGCTGCCGGGGGCCGTTCGCAAGCTTCTGGCCTGCGGCTGCTCGTCCTGCGTTGTGGACTCCGGCTGCAGTAGCCGCCAGACCGAAAAGCGTGTGTCCTGCGAGCGCGATGTTCTGCGCCTTCTCGACGCGGCCGACGACCGCATCTACCTTGGCCTTGCGGCGGTTGAAGGTGGCGCGCTTCTTGGCGTTGAATCGGCCCTTCTGGTTCACGTAACCGGAAACCTTGCTCGAGCCGAGTCGGTACGCTGCCGTTCCGACACCCACAGCGTGGATACCGGCCAGAACCGAGTCGCCCTTGCTGGCCGCGAACCCTGCGCCGATGGCGTTCCCGATCAGCTTGCGCTGGTGGTCGCGCACGTCCTGGGTCTTCGGGGCCTTGGGCTTCCTGGCGCGCGAAACAGCCTTCAGCTTTCCACCAGACTTGAAGGAAGAGCCTCCGCCACTCGTCCAGCGACCATGGCTGTCTCGCTTCTGCTTGGGATTGAAGCGGCCCCTGCGCATTATCAGATCCTCCTGCCCTTCACGCCAGAGTGCTTCGACTCGGGCAGCCGCCTGAAACGCACTACCTTCCCACCTGCAGTCTTGTGCGCTTTCTCGCGCGCCCAAGGCTGGTGGGTCGCGAAGGCCCAGCGCCACTGCTTCTTGCTCTTGAATCCTGCGTAGGTCTTACGCTTCTTCCTCGCCATGGGGCACCTCAGGTGTCTTCGTTGGTACCAATCTTCGGCTTCTTGTTCGCCTTCGAGGAGGGTACCCCGGCAATCGGGCCGCCACTCGCCTTGACGTTTGTCTGCCTGGAACCAGCTCTGACTTTGCCCAGGCCCTTGTGGACCCGGACTCCCTTGGTCACCTTTCGACCCTTGGCAGCAAAACGCCCAAGGGCATCCCTGGCTGTCTTCCTCGGGTCGTAGGCCATGCGTTTATCCTACCCGTCTTGCGCGCCTGGATCTTCGCCCGGGTTTCCGTCCTGGTTCATATTGGCAGCAGCATCTTGCGCGAACGGATCCACCGGAGTGGCCGCAGCGGTACGGCTCTTCTGCTGCTCCAGGAGCTTCTCTGCCGCTCCCGCCGGGTAGGTGTAGCCCAGCTTGTTGGCGATGGCTTCGATCGCCATCTCGGTGAGGATCAGGTTGGCGTCGTGCAGCGTGATGACCTCCGTCATCACTGCGTTGCGGTTCACTGGCACCGGGTCGCCCACAACGCTGCTGACCACCACGTTCTTGAGGAACGCTGCCTCGTCGAACGCGGGTCCCCAGTACTGCGTGATGTCGTAGAACATCTGGTCCATGGTGCCGAGGAGTTCTTGCTCCTTCTCCTCGTTCTTAGCCAGCAGCGGACCGAGCTGCAGGTAGAGTGCGATACCGCTCTCCGCCACGGCGACGTCAACCTTGCCCGCAGCAGCTCCACTGACACCTAGGGCCGAGTTCGTCTCGTCCAGGATGAAACGCATGTGCTCCAAGAACGGCGCAGTGGTGGAAACCCCATTCAGTCGCCCCACTGAATTGCCGTCAGGCACCTCCAGGACAACGCCAGGACCGATCTCCAGCGCAGCCTCGTTGCCCTCGGCGTCCTTGGGCGGACCTGCGTTGGTCCAGTAGACACCCAGGCCCTGCGTCACCAGGGTCAGGTCCTCGTCCGAGAGCGACTGGTTGACAGCCGCGATGGCCATCTCCAGACCGCGCAGCTCAGAGACGCCGTACAACCAGCTACCCCACCTGATGTTCAGGCAGTGGTATACCGGAATGACCGGGATGTCATCCAGAACCTTCTCGAAGGTCTCGAGGCCACTGTCAGTGACCTGCTTGAGCTCCTTCTCCTCCAGGTGCCGATCGTCCCAGGCGTCGATCTCCCAGTAAGTCAGCTCGCTGGTAACCCAGTTCGGGTCGCGATCCTCGCCGGGCCGGTAGTAGCTCTGGCGACGAACGATGTACTTCTTACCGTCCTTGTCGCGCGGGTCCTTGATCTTCTCGGCGAGGTGGACGCCGAGCATCCTGCTCTCGTCTTCGTTCCAGATCGGGAAGTAGTGGGCCGCGTCTACCTCCAAAATGGAGATGCGCTTCCCGACTTCCTTCGTGTCGTCGGCCTTCACATGGAAGATGGCGTCGCCACGCTTCACCATGTTGCGCTTGAAC